CGGGGTTTTGCTACCCCATCCTTGATTCCGACCGCACACAAAAGCCCTTCGGTCGGTAATACTGTCTCCAAAAATGTCTGCGTGTTCACCTGACGCTCACCATAAAGTTTAGTGGAGGTTCGGGCCTGAGCGCTGGTTGGTGTTACCAGTTTTCAGCCGTCGCCTATCTCAGCCCGAAGTTCCAAATGTACTACCCAAACAACGTTAGCTGCAAGGGTATTTTTTTGTCGAATTCAATCAACCGCTTAGCGTACCAATCAGCTTTCTCTACCGACTCAGTCTGACCTTTATGTCGTTCCCGCCAGATGTACTTCAGGATGTTGCCCTTGAGGTACCCGCGAAACTCGTCCGGTGTCAGTGCTGCCTCGATCGCATCAATGGTCTCGATGCCGCCGCTGGTGTAGTGGTTGGGGCTGTTTACTTGATCCATAGTGTTCTCCAAAAACGGGGGCCGAAGCCCCCATGTTGATTAGCTGTCGGCCCACTCGTCCAGCAGGTCGTCGAGCTCCTTCTTCTCCGCCGATACAGCGGCCTTCTTGGATCCGACCTTGACCGGCTCTTCGGTCGTTTCCTCGTCCTCTACCGGCGCGGGCTTAGGCTTGGTGATGGCCTTCGCTCGTGTAGCCGGTGCGGCCTTCTCGCTCTCATCCTTAGCCTTCACAACGAAGGTATGGGCAATAGCTTCGGCGGCATCCATAGTTTCGGCTTGGGCACGGCACGATTCCCACTCAGCCTCGGACAGGCCACGTACGGCTCGGAAGGTCAGCTTCGGTACAGGAGACTTGGGGTCAAACCGCATCTCGGTAACAACCGCCGTCGCAGACACGTTATGCGTAGCCAGATAGCGAGCGTAGGCTTCGAGCGGGAGCTTACCGTTCTCACCCTTACCGAAGATCGAAGTAGCCGCGAGGGAGATCTGGTACACGTCGCCGTCCATGTCCCCATCCAAAACGATCGCGAGCTTGCGGTTGTACCGGCATGCCTTGGCGTCGCCCTGACCAGAGCCCTTGATATTCTGGGGGCAGGTCTCGCACTTGGAGGACTGCGGTGCCGGGGCTTTGGGGTCGGGCCGTTGGCCTTCAGCAGACCAACACACCGGGGACGAGTTCTCACCCTCTCGGTACTGGCCTTCGTAGTATGTCCGCGAAACGCCCGGAGCTGCCTTCACGATGACGATATTCATCGCGCGGTCTTCGTTGGTCGTCACTTCCTCGCCGTTGGCAATCATGCGGAACAAGTTGCCCTTAAACGAGATACGCTTCAAGCCACCGCCACCACCGGAGCCCATCAGCGACCGCGTAGTTTCGTCGAGTGCAGCACCCTTCATGTAAGACGGCATGCCACCCTTAAACAGGTCCAATTCATTCATTTTCAATCTCCTTAAACAACGACTTCACAACTGGCCACGTAGTTGACCAGCGTCTCTTTACGGAACATAACGCGCTTACCTAACTTAATAAACGGTAGTTTGCCTTTCATGCGTAACGCACCAACAGTAGCAGCAGACACGCGCAAATAGTTAGCAGCTTCTTTAACAGTCATCAGATCTGAGTCCATCAGTCCTTACTCCTTCTAACGGTAATCGTGTACTTACGATCAATATTAACGGGCGCGATCACATCGGGATGCGAGTCGGCCCACTCTCGGTAGTTGCCCTGATGGATACGCTTCTCCAGCAGTTCAACCGCATCGTGCTCGCGCACGAATTCGTAAAATGTATCCCAGTCAGACGCCCAGACACGCTCTAATATGCTGCGTGTTGCCGTACCGGCAGTGGTCCTCAGACTTTCTACATCATTGTCCTTACACACTTTGAGCAGCTCGTCGCTGATCCTGTCGAGTCTGTTCTGCAACTCCATGTCTTCCTCTTTGTAGGCGCGAGCGATCTCCGCGCGCTTATCGCGGATCTTGACGTATACGTCAACCAGCTTTGCTACATCCATGGTCATTCTCCTTTAATAACGTCTTCATACAACTGCATAAGTTTATGTTGCTCTAGCTCTTTACTGTCTAACGCGGCATATACTTTCCTTTCTGCGGCAGACCCGCACAGTCTTACTACTAGAGTCTTGTTCGTCTGTCCTGCCCGGTGAATACGGGCGTTACCTTGTAGGTACGTTTCGACTGACGACGTCGGGCCGAACCAGATAATCGTACTGGCCGCCGTGAGGGTGACTCCGTGCGCTGCTGACTGTGGCTGGATGACCAGCACCTTCGGGTCCTCGGATTCTTGGAAGCGACGGAATATGTCGGTTCGCTTTCCGAGAGCGACTTCACCGTATATGCACTCAGTAGGATATCCATGCGTCTCAAGGTACTCTTTAACAATATGTATAGCGTGTTTGAACGGAACAAATACAACGGTCTTATGACTACTTTCCTGTACTACACTCAGCATCTCTTCTAAACGAGCATCAGCATCGAACTTAATAACATCACCAGTATCAGAATATACCGCACCACAGCTAAGTTGCAAGAGCTTGTTTAACGCGGCGGCTGCGTGTACTGCTGTGATCTGCTCGCCAGCCGCGTTCACCGTAAGCTGCTTCTTTAGCAAATTATAATACTTCTCTTGCTGCTTAGACATTGGTACGTCACGAGTATGATACAGCATTTCCGGCAAGTCAAGACATTCTTCTTTCGTAAACCGTATCGCGGGTTGTAACGCTGCGTTTACCGTGTCTGTCGCCCGTGGTGCGGGCACCCACTTGAACATGTTTATCTTGACCATTACCTTGTCTCGCCACGAGCCGAAGTAGTTCGGTACACGCGACGGGGTACACAATTTTGCTAGGCCAAACGCATCTAGCGGGGACTGCGCAGCAGGGGTACCGGTCATCAACCATAACCAAGTGTCCGGCCCAGTGATCGCGTTTAACGCCTTCCATCTGCGCGTAGTCGACGTCTTGATATACGTAGCCTCGTCAAGAACTATCAGGTCAAACTTACCCTCCAGTTCTTTCCTCACTACGTCAACGCCGTCGTAGTTGATGACCACGATCTCTGCGTTGCTGGCCAACGCGTCTAGCCGCTGCTGCCTTGTCCCATGCGCTACGGTGATGTCCCGGTGCATAATAGTTTGGAACGTATCTGCTACCCATGCCGACCGCATGATAGACACGGGACATACGATCAGGGCGCGCTTAATCTTTTTCTGTTTCAGTAGGTAGTCTATAGCCCATAACGCGCTGGACGTCTTGCCGGTACCTTGCTCGTTCAGTACGTAGCATCGTTTGTGCAGCGTTAAGAACTCTGACGTTGTTCGTTGGTGGTCGAACGGCTTACGTAGTCCGGGCCAGTCGTAGTGGAATGCGATCGGTGACCGTACGCCTTTGAGCTTGAGGTTCTTCATCACCTGCGCTTCTTCTATCCCGAAATGCACTAGGACCTCATATACACCCGGCATGATCTCGCCCAAGTTCTTACTTTTGGGTATGACTGATGTAATACGATCTGGATTTTTTACACGAAACTTGACTGCACGGTTATCAATAATCTCCATCAGCGCTCCAATAGCAGTACTCCCCAAACACGCGTTTGAGGGTCGCCCGTCTTTCCGGGCTGTCCGCTAGTTCCCACGGGAAAGGGTCCGCGTGCTAGCTGGTGCCGTTGGTTAGGAGCTGTTCACCCCCTGCCACGTTGCCCCACTAGGGCACCTTTAGGGCTTCTTTCGCTCTCGCGCAGAAACTTCTGACTTCATGCTATGGTCACTCTTGCGGGCGAACGACCGGTTCGTGCCGCGAGGGACCGCTTTCAAATTCTTCTTGCCGTTGCTGCCACCTTTGGACAACGACTTCTTGTGGTGGACGTCCAAGCCGTCGTTGGGTTGTACCTCGCCGTCCATCTCCAGCGCATAGCGTGCGCGCTTGCGGGCGTTGCGCTTTGCTTTGACTGCCGGGCTCGCCTCGTACGCTTGAGCGTTCTTAGTCCACTTGCGGTCTTCTGGATTTTTGTACGGCATACGTTACCTCACCCAATGTTCGCACGCTTCGTGCGGGCACCATCGACACAACGGAGTGGGATTCGGATGCCACTTGTCCAGCTCGAAAGCCTTATCAAGAAGGGCACTACCCGCGTCCCATTTGACCCACATCTTATCAGCATTTTCACGCTTGTATACACCGGTCACCAACACGTCGTGAGAAATAAATGCCAGCGCGCCTTTGACCGTTTCGACCTCCGGGAAGTGTGCGAATGTCATCAGCGCCATGAGTTCCAACTGGTCTTTGTCGGGGTACTTCGCACCGCCAGTTTTGTAGTCCACCACCCGAGCGTTAGGCCCGTCGATCACCAGTACGTCAGCGATACCGCGAACCCACACGCCCTTACCCAGAAACTCTACCGGCTGCCTGTCGGCGTTCAGCGCCATCTTGTGCTCGCATAACTTGGTACCCGGTAAGGCGAGCATGCGGTCAGCGTAGGGTTTGAACTTCTCGAAGCCCGGGACGAGCGGCACACCGTCACGTACGTACTCTTCAAGTGCCTTATGCACCTGT